TACAACGCCTTGGTAAAGCAGCATCACCTGATGAAGTAAAGAGACTTGCTAACATAGAATATAATAGTATGTTTGATGAAAACGGTATTATTGTAGATGAAGCAGTTAAGTATAACACAAGTGAACTAGCTTTAAATCTAAACAGTGATATGGTTACAGCGTTAAATAGTCTTTATGAAAGAGTTCCTTTGTTGAGGGCTTTTAATAGATTTCCTGGTATCTTAGTAAATGTAGTTAGGACTGCTGATGAATATATCCCTGCTCCAATACGTTCTTTTCAAAAAGATATAAATGACTTAGCTTATACTCCACTTGAAACATTTATTGGGCAACCTGAATTAGTAGATAATATTTTAACAGCCCGTGGCTACAAAGTAAGCCAAATGGATGGTGTAGCTAAATTAAATACTCTTGTTGATTTAAAAAATAAAACTTTAGGCAGAAAAGGTATCTCTTCTATTATAACAGGATTGGTTCTTTCAAATGTTTTAACTAATGTTTTTACTGGAGATGGTTGGTTTGCAATGACAGGTGACGGGTCTTATGATAGACAGTTAATGGCAGCTCGAAAGAGAAGAGGCTGGAAGCCTAGAACAGTTACTTTCTTTGGTAAAAAAATTAGTTATGATGAATTACTTGGTCCTGGTTTAAGTAATTGGGTTGCTACTTTAGCTACTATTGGTGATAATATTGATATGCTTGGTGAAGCAGCTACAGAGAATTTAAAAGCTAAAATGGCTGTTATCCTTGCTTCTGCTGTAACTGAAGATACTGCTCTTTCTGTTTTAACACCACTAGTTGAAATTCTTAGCGGAAATGAATATGCTTTTAATAGATTTGCTGCTGGACAAATTAATGCTCTTGGACCTTTAGGCGGTGTTCGTAATAACGTTAGTCAAATTATCGATGGCGGTCTTAAAGATGTTGAGAAAGATATAGCAAGTCTTATAAAAAACAAAAATCAATATCTTAATGTTTTTGATCCTTCTAACAGACAACCTTATATCTACAGTCCTGTAACAGGTAAAGTACCAAATAACTATAACATGATGGTGCGTTTGTTTAATACAATATCTCCAATTAAAATATACGAAGGTGAATCACCAGAAGAAAAATTTCTTAATGATATAGAATATGATTCATCATCTTTATTTAAAACACGAGAAAGTATTGAAATTTTACCTGAAGAACGCTCTAAACTATCTGAACTTATGGGTGAACGTGGTTATTGGCGTAGTGAAATTTCAAGAATTAGTAAGTTAGCTGATGCACGTAGTACTGTTAAAGAATTGAAAGAAGCTAGATCTAAAGGTATCAGTTCTGAAGATATATCTATTGGTAAGTATGATATGATTTTTATGGAACTTGATAAAGCAAGAAAAGATGCAGAAAAACTTGCTTTTGATGATTTAGATCTAGGAATGAAAGGTGAAATTCAAAAAAGAATAGCAGAGAAAAAAGAAAAAGAAAACAAAGCTATGAGAGGTATTATTTCCGGCATTACAGATCTTACTACTAACACTCGTAATTAAAAAATCATGGCAACAACTGAAAATACTTATACAGGAAATGGAACACAAACAAGTTATACTTTTTCATTTCCTTACATAAAAAAAGAAGACGTAAAAGTTACCTTAGATAATATAGGTACGACTGCTTTCACAATTAATGATAACACGCCAACACAAGTAGATTTTACTGTAGCACCACCAAATGGTGTAGCTATTCGTATTTTTCGAGAGACTGATACAACAGCTACATCTTCAACATTCTTTCCAGGTTCAGCTATTAGAGCACAAGATTTAAATAGAAATTTTGAACAATCTCTTTTTATTGGACAAGAAGAAGAAAATAAAATCCAAGATGTTATATCTGGTGGTACTGCTGATGGTTCTGTTACTACTGCTAAAATAGCTAATGGTGCAGTTACTGCTGATAAACTAGCACCGGGTGCAGATTTAATTGCAGATGGGTCTATTACTGAAGTTAAACTAGCAAATGGTGCTGTTACTACTGATAAATTAGCTAATGATGCTATTACTACTGATAAAGTAGCTGATGGTGCTGTTACTACTGATAAAGTAGCTGATGATGCTATTACTACTGCTAAATTAGATACTTCAGTAACAAACTTATTTGATGATTATCTACCTTTAGCAGGTGGAACAATGACTGGTAACATTGTGTTTGATCCTGGTCAAACTTTTGAAACCGGTACTAGTAATGGTTTTATTTCAAATAGTTCCGCTACTTTTACAGGTACTACTAATGCTAATGATTATACATTTTCAATACCAAGTAATGCAAAACGTATTGTTATAAATTTTCTTCGTCTTTCTAGAGTAGATTCAAATACTAGGTTTTTAGGAATTAACATTGGTAATAGTAATGGTCTATGGACTACAGGACAGAACCAAGTATCTCATAAATTTGATCTTTCCCTCACCGATCAAACCGACCAAGCTATTAGTGGAACTTCAACACTTGAAGATAAATTTATTCCAATTGGACTTGTGGGAGGGGGAAGTAGTAACGCATATTCAAACAGCGGAACTCTTACTTTATTCAGAATAACTGATTCAAGTAATAATTATTTTTCAGGTACTGGCTCAACTTCACTTGCTTTAGAAGGTCAAACAGGCGATTACGCTGGTGGTGTATCTACAAGAAATTCTGGTAAAATAGTAGTTGACCACGTTAGCAGCTCTTTACCTGTAAGTCAATTTTCATTTATTTATTCTAACGTTACAAATCCATCTGCATCTTACGGTCTCAATGGTTATGTAAGCATCGATTACTACAGTAATATTTAATCTACTTTATCAACAATTATTTATTTATCATGATTAAACTTATTCGTCCTATCCTATTTACCTTTATTAATTCACCACAAGTAAAACGTATGATCATTGATTTATTGCGTCAACTTGTAAAAGATACAGATAATACTGTTGATGATCAAGCAGTAGATTTTATTGAACGTGGATTATTTGGTGAACTTTAAATGATTGAAGCAGCGGTATCAGCTCTTATTGGAGTAATTGCAGCAGGAGCTGCTTTAACAAATCGTATACACAATAGAATATCAGTTTTAGATAGACGTGTTGATACCTTTGAATTAAGTGTTGCACAAGAATATGTATCTAAAGCTGATCTTTCAGTTATGGTACAACGTATGGAGGATCATATGGTCCGCATTGAAAACAAATTAGATCAAATTGTATTGAGGAATTCTTAACATGCCAAGAGATGGACAAAAGTCTTACATTCAGCAAATGTTTGATGACAATCGAAAGAGAGCAGGTGGTGATATGAATAAACCTGCAAAGGGTAATGTAAATCCTTACCAATGGCAAAAAAAAGCTAAAAAGCTAAAAGGACCAAACAATGTTAACGAAGCATGACAAAAAAGAAAGCAACTGAAGACCAGTTCAATGAGTTGCATAATCTTGTCACAAAGGAATTCCTTACCCGTGTTAAATCGGGTGAGGCTTCCACACAAGATTTAAAAGCAGCTTGTGATTGGCTATCAAAGAATGATATTAGTGGTGTCGCTGTTCAAGGTAGCCCACTAGATAAACTAGCTAGTATTATGCCAACTGTTGACCCTGATCTTGTACAACGGAGACTTTATGGCACGAAGCTCTAATTATAGCGGTGCTAAATACGCTAATGGTAACTATAAATCATATCAAAAGAAATATGATTCTAGTGCATTACAGATCTCTAAACGATCTGCATTAAATAAAGAAAACCGTAAACGTGGCACCTACGGTAACGGTGATGGCAAGGATGTATCCCACAAGAAAAATGGAAAGACATTCCTCGAAAAAGCATCAAAAAACAGAGCACGTAAAGGACGCGCATGACACCCCTACTTCCTACCCCTAACGATTACTTATTTAACTTAATAGCCATGACCTCACCAGAAGCTAAGCGTCTGTGGAGGCGCTCTATTAAGGAACACTTTGACCATACTTGTATCTATTGCGGAAAAACTTATGACCTTAGTCAATTATCTATCGATCATGTTCATCCTCGCGCTCGTGGCGGAGAAGATGTCGCAACAAATGTTGTATGCGCCTGTACCAGATGTAATCAGGATAAAGGAAGTACACCCGTTATCTCGTGGATGAGAAATAAATTTGGAGTTAATAGACTCCGTGAAAAACTAATTATGGAGTATGTTAATTAATGGATAGAGAACTTTACGATTTAAAAAAGTGGGCTATCGAAACATTAAAGGAGTATAAGGCAGAGCTTTTAATTAGACAGCAAGTTACTGGTAAAAAACCTAATGAACTAAAAAAATTAGACCGGTTTCTAAATGCATTAGCTGTTGATACTGAAGGCACTTATGCGGACATGATGGACGATGTGCGCCGTAAGGGTCTTACTAAAAAACAATTTTCCAATATGGGTAGAAATCTGGAAGAACGTATTATGAACTC